ATTTTTCACGTGAGCAAGCAACAGCTCAACGATTTCGCGGAGGGAAAAGCCGGCAGGATCATCAGTCAAGTTTACAATGGTCTCGACGGCATGCGCGAAACGGAATGCAATGGCCGCCGGCAGCCGGTGGCGTGGAAAAGTCGGGATGGCCGGCTGTGGTTTGTTTCAACCGCCGGCGTGGTATGTGTCGATCCGAATAACATGCCAATTAATAAAGTTCCTCCACCCGTGTATCTTGAAGAAGTGATCGTCAACAAACAGCAAGCCATCGCGCCGGATTCTTCTCTGCTTCGCTTCGAAGCGAACGAACGCGAATTGGAATTTCGCTTCACAGCGCTGAGCTTTGCGATACCGGAGCGGGTTAAATTCAGCTACAAGCTCGAGGGTTATGACCAAAATTGGGTCGAGGCCGGCACGCGCCGTACGGCCTTTTATACCAATCTGCCCAAAGGCCGTTACACTTTTCGCGTGAAGGCTTGCAATAACGACGGCGTTTGGAATGAAACTGGCGCAACGGTACAATTGCGCATCGCGCCGTTCTGGTGGGAAACGTGGTGGGCCTATGGGCTTTATGTGTTAGCTTTGATTGGCGCTTTCCTGGGGATTCGTCGATACGAGATGAAACGTCTGCGTCTGCGCAACGAATTGAAGGTCCAGCAAGTTCGCACCGGACGTCTCGAAGAATTGGATCATTTGAAATCGCGTTTCTTTGCCGGCATTTCCCACGAGTTTCGCACGCCCCTGACGCTTATTGGCGGCCCATTGGAAGAAATTTTGAAAGAGACGCATGATGCGCAAAAAAGGCCACGAATTGACATGATGCTGCGTAATACGCGCCGTTTGGGACGGTTGGTGGAACAACTGCTCGATCTCGCGCAATTGGAAAGCGGCAAAATGAGCTTGCAAGCGCGACCCGTTTTAGTGGTTCCATTTCTGCAAGACCTTATCGCCGCGTTTGAATCACATGCTTTACAAAAGAACATCAAACTCGAGTTGCGTGCTGACGATCAGCTCACCTCGGAAAGCATCTTCATCGAGCCGGACAAAATGGAAAAAGTGATCATCAACCTGCTTTCCAATGCGCTGAAGTACACTTCGTCAGGAGGGGAAGTCGCAGTTGGCAGTGAGCGAAAAGCGAAGGGCGAAGAGCGAAAGGTGAAGAGTGAAAGGCGTGAGGCGAATGGCGATGCTCCCCCTTCGCCTTTCTCCCCTCACTCTTCACCCATCGCCTTCGGCAATTACGTCGAGATTTCCGTCCGCGACACTGGCGTGGGCATTCCTCAACAAGCTCTGCCGCATATTTTTGATTACTTCTACCGTTATCGCGACGAGAACACGCGCCGAGAGTCGGGCACGGGAATCGGATTGGCGTTGACCAAAGAGTTGGTCGAATTGCATCATGGCGAAATCTCAGTCACAAGTCAGGAAGGCAAAGGCAGCGAGTTCGTGATTCGCCTGCCGCTCGGCAAAGCGCATCTCAAACCGGAAGAGATTGCCAGTGAGCAGTTACCAGTAATCAGTGATATTGCAGGTGGCAAGTGGCAAGTTACAAGTGAGCTGGAGGCTGATATTCCAGCAATCCAACAATCCATTGATCCACCAATCCAACCGTCCGACGACCGGCCCGTGGTTCTGCTCATCGAAGACAATCCTGATATGCGCAGCTACCTCCGCGAGCATTTGAATCATACGAATCGTTTGCTTGAAGCTGGGAACGGCGAGGAAGGCTTGCAAAAAGCGGTGGAAGAAATTCCGGACCTGATCATCAGCGATGTGATGATGCCCCAAATGGATGGTTTTGAATTGTGCCGCAAGTTGAAGACCGGCGAACTGACCAGCCACATTCCAATTATTCTGCTGACGGCGCGCGGCTCCGGCGAGAGCAAAATGCAAGGCCTGGAACTCGGCGCGGATGATTATCTCACCAAGCCGGTGAGTGGCCGCGAGCTGCAATTGCGCGTTAAAAATTGGATTGAGCGCCAGCATAAACAGCGCGAGCGTTTTCGCCGGGAAATGGCGGCGCTGGATATGCAACTTCCCAGCCTTCCCATCACCTCCGCCGATGAAAAGTTTCTCAGTCGAGCCAGGGAAGTTTTGGAAAAGCATCTCACTGATCCCAACTTCAGCCCCGAGGCGTTCGCGCAGGAAATGGCGATGAGCCGGGCGCATCTCAACCGCAAGCTGCGCGGTCTGCTCGGCCAGCGAACGAGTGAATTTATCCGCACCATGCGCCTGAAACGTGCTGCCGAATTGCTGCGACAGAAGAGCGGCAGCGTCTCCGAAATTGTTTATCAGGTCGGCTTCAATCATCTTTCTTATTTTGCCCGTTGCTTCAAGGAGCAATATGGGCAATTGCCGCATGAATATGGCCAAGGTTCGTAGTTACGCCTTTAGGCGTCAAGTTGAACGCCTGAAGGCGACACTACAAACTGAAATTGTCACTTTTGTGCTATCTTTTGTTCCTGCCGTGTTAGAGATTTTATAAAAGCTCTCACCTCAAAATTTCTGAATTGAAATGACAGACCGGTCACTCGGAGTGACCGGTCTGCGTCATTTTTTCAATCATACTATGCGCATTCCCACCCTTGGAAAGCAAAAAGCCCCTTTTGTGTTATAGCCTGTTCCCACCGTGTTAGACAAAACCTCATCTTTTTCTTATATTTTGATATTCATTTATCCAAATCAATCTAACATCATGCACCACAACTTTGGAGGACAGCAGTCATGAAAAATTTATCTGCGATATCGGGAAAGAAACACATGTTTGTCGCCGTACTTCTTTTAACGATGGGATTTACTTTTTCGGAAAGCGCATCGCAATGTGTTACACCGCCTTCCGGCTTGGTAAGCTGGTGGCCGGGAGAGAACAACGCGAATGATATTCAAAGCAGTAATCATGGAACGCCTCAACACGGCGCAACCTTCGCAACGGGCTTGGTTGGACGGGCGTTTAGTCTGGATGGAACCAATGATTATGTTAGTATTCCTCACAATGCCGCACTGCAACCCACCCAAATTACCGTGAGCACGTGGATCAAAGCAAATCCTACGCAAGCGTATAGTCACTATCTCGTCGTGGACAAGTCTCATGGTTGGACGGACGCCACAGGTTGGGTACTACAAGGGGAAACCAATTCTGGAAGAATCGCCTTCTCGTATGGAGATGGTGTCGATTTTCCTGAGCTTTACTCGACCACAAATCTGCTTGATAACAACTGGCATTTTGTAACAGGCACTTTGGATGGGAGTGATCTCAAGATTTATATTGATGGTGTTTTGGAAGGCTCTCTCCCTTATTCAGGAACCCCAGCGGGCAATTCGCGAAATGTGAACATCGGAGCATCGTGGGGTGGTGGGCCTTTCAACAGGTTTTTTAACGGCCTCATCGACGAAGTCGACATTTACAACCGCGCCCTTTCGGCCACCGAAATCCAATCCCTCTACACTGCCAACAGCGCGGGCAAATGCCAACCTCTACCGCCGAGCTGTGTGGATTCGCCTTCAGGCTTAATAAGCTGGTGGCCGGCTGAAGACAATGCGAATGATATTCAAAGCAGCAATCATGGCGCGCTGATAAACGGCGCCACGTTCGCGACGGGCAGAGTTGGGCAATCCTTTAGTTTTGATGGCGTAGATGATATCGTGAGAATCTCCAGCGTTGCTGGTATCGAGGTGCAGCAGTTTACTATCGAGGCGTGGGTGTTTGCTGAGAGTCCTGGTTTTCGCAATGACGCATTAGGAGGGATTATTGTTAGCAAGGATATTGGCGACACCTACACTGCTCCATTCGCTTCATGGAGCCTCGTAGGGCCGGGTAACACGAACAAGTATCACATAAACATCGGCTTCACAGATGGCTCATTCCACTCCCTACCCAGTACGAATAGCTTTTCATTCAATACATTTATAGCCGCGCAATCAAAATGAGATTTTTCGCCAATCAATTTGAGATTTTTAAGGCAAAAAATCAATACCTAAACTCAATAAAATCGAAAAGAACTTACCACATCCGGCGAAGCCTTTGAAGCCCCTTAACCGGAATAACGCTCGGAAAAGATGATACTGCGTCGGTTTCCACACTGCAACCGCTGGCCGCTGCACCTTGCTCAATAGCACCCACATCTCGCGTGCCAGATCGAGTATAGTTTTTAATATCGGTTGTTGGAGCTACCAAACTTCCAGCGGCATTATTTGTTCCCGCATTCTTGGCGACTGTATCGCCAGATTGCAGGCTAAAATCTCCGGTCGATTGCGACGTAAAAGCAACCGTTCCGGTAATCATATTAGTGCAACCGCCGCAGTCACTCGCTATGTCTGATACATTGAAGCTACCCCCAATTCCACCATTGAACCCATCATTGCAGCGGTTGACAATTGTATTTCTGATGATTAGAATATTTCCCGCGTTCGATCTCTTGATTCCGTCTTGACATTTATAAATAGTGCAATTCTCCACCAGCAAAGAATCTGAAATATTAACCGCAGTAAAAAGAATTGCCCCTTCGTTTGTCGTTGTCACCCTGGATTTCCAGCCGTAAAACAGACTGTTTTGGACTTTTACCTTTCCACCGTTTGAGGCTGTCCCTCCCGACCAAACAATTGCCGCATGATTACTCGTGTTTGTAGCAGTGCTATCACTCCCTTTAAAAATACAATCACTTATTAAGAAATTCTGAACTAAGCCCGATTGCTGCGCGTTAATTAGTAAGCCAATTTGTGAATCAACATCAGAAAAATCAAATTGCATTCCTTCAAACACTACATCTTGACAAACGCGGTTTCCGGCGTCATCAGCACTTGCCCATCCCGTTCCAGTACTTACAGTGAAAACCGCTCCACGATATGTTAATTTTCCAGTTGTTGATCGTTGTGAAGTCCCCACAAAGCGCTTACCACAAGGCGCGTATATATGCAACATTTCTGTTGGGCTGGTATCAATATCATCGCCGCCCTGTGTGGTAGTCAAATCATGGGCTCCGGCATACATCGCTACATGAAGATACCAACCCTTAGAATCTAAATTTATCCCATCGGTGTGAGAATCGAAGTTTCTCACAAGCACAGGGATTCCAGTATTCTCACTTCCATTGTGGAAATTCTCCCAACTCGTATAACAATGAATCAAACCATGAATTGTTGAACCAGTTACACTTGCTGGCGTCCCACCATTAAATCTTTGCACTCCAAACACTGTTGATGAGACCCGATATTTAATAAAACAAACCGCATTGATGACTAAATTAAGTCCAGTTGAATCATAATACACCAACACTCCTCTTCCCCCAGCCGAGTCCGGCATGGCAATTGAAAATGTGGCAGTCGTATCCACAATAGTTAAAGTCCCGCCACTGCCAATCACGGCCGTATTATTTTGGATCGACCTATGAATATGCGTCTGCCCAAAAACCAGCGCCGGCAAAAACAAAAAGAGCAGCTTTTTCATCTCAATATCCTCGCTTCCGGCTCCAACCGAGCACGATCTCAGTTGATAGGTCAAAGTTGCCGGTAGCCGTGTCGCTTCCACCGAAACGAATAATCATGCCGTCGATTAATCGGCCGCTGGCCGACTTCGATGATCCAGTCGCTAAACTTTTTCGATAGCTTTTAAAATGACCGCTGGCACTCGCCGTTGGTGCCGTGAATTCCATGCTGTTTGAATAAGTAAAAGAATTATCCACAGGATCATCATCATCAAGAAATTCCCAAGAAAATTTTAAATAATAAGCTCCCGAATTCGTGTTGGCACGGTAAGGCAAGACAACGTATTCCAGAGAGTCTGCAAACTCTGGAATTGGAATCGTGAAAAGCAGGGTATCAGAATTCGCCGCATCCATCGCCCAATAGGTGTGAGTGCGGCGAATCGTCAAGCGGGTGAGATCGACCGAATTCCCGCTGCCACTATTCGTTGAAGTCGTGTCGATAAAAACCGAAATTTCCGTCGTATCCCCAATGAACGCGGCCGCCGCCGTACTCAGCGAATCCCAAGCGGCGTTTTGTCGTAAATAAAATTTGTTCGTGCTCGTTGAATAAAGCATCATGCCGTTACTTGGCGTGAGCGCATCGCGTTGCGTTTGCGTCATTCTTGGCGGCGCAAAAGCTCCATTTGTGCTAACCACATCCAATGCCAAGCTTGTGCCGGGCGAAGCTCCTGAAATGGCGACATGACCATTTTGATCAATGTGTAAACGATCAATGTCATTGGTGCCAAGCGTCAAATAAGCCGCTTCGCGATTCATCATGCCGACGCCGCCAACGGCATCACAATAAATATGAAATCCATCCGAACTCGTGTTGCCGGTTACTGAATTTGTCAACGCGATCCCATCATTGAAGCCATTGCTACTACCCGTATGAATATGGAAAAAACCCGCAGCCGGATTAGTCACCCCAATGCCGATACGGCCGGTAGTCGTGATTCGTGCAACTTCTCCGGGGCCAGCAATAAAAAATCGTAACGGCCATGACGCATTTCCATTCGGTACGGTGCCGGTTTTTCCGCTGACAAAAGAAATGACATCGTTATAATCATCGGTCATAATCATACCGTGGCGCGAGCCAGTGCCGCCGCCATAAATCCGAATGGCCGAGACCTGAACCGTGGTATCTTCTTGGGCTTCGACGCCCGGCAGACTCGTGGCGCTCGAGCCGGAATTCGGATTTCCGACCACTAACGTCGTATCAACGAAATAAGCGCGGCCGGCGTTATAAATTCTCAGGCGATCACTTCCACCAATTTGAAATCGTGCATCGCCGCTGCCATTGTCATCGCTATCCGCGCCTAAGATCAAATCTCCGGTTGTGCTGCTCACCGAGCCGACGACGCCGGTCAAGTTTGCGCCGTCCCCGTAAAACTTATCGGCATGGACATTGTTTAAAACAATCAACGAATCGCGCACGATCATGCGGCCGCGCGCGTCGAGATAGAACATGACTTTCAACGAATCGGTACGGAATTTTTTGCTCTGCGCTTGCACATTTGCACAGAGACCAAGCAAAATCAAAAACCCAATCAGCTTTTTCATTTTAATGATCCTCAGCAAAAGTCGTTTTGATTGGCGTTACACTGCCATCGGCAAGCTTGGCCGTCGTTACCGCGCCGTCATCAATTTTGATCGTGGTGATCGAGTCGTCAGGAATGAAGCCTGGGCCAAGATCACCAAGCAAGGGATAGCCGACAAATGCCGATTGCACGGCGCTATTCACCAAGATCGTCGCCTTGACCGTGCTGGTGATCTCAATATAATATTCGCCGAGGCCCGGCACTTCTGAATAGTCGCCGATTTTATCGCCATAGTACGGCGGTGCGGCATCATACTCATAAGCTTCGACGCTCTTGCCGGTTGCCGGCGAGCCGTCTAAATTTTGCAACGTAATGACGTTTTTCATTCAATCACTCCAATCACGCTGCCGCCTTTAACCGTGGGCGGCATTTTGACGCCAAGTGTTTTGGCTTTGAATTTCAAGGTCACGTGCGAGCTGATCATGGTTTTTTTGAACAACTCGAAACTGGCCTGCCGTATGTCATTTACCACATCAAAAAACAATCCGTCGATCTTCAGAACCTTATCGGTCGAGCCGAGGAAGTCAGCCATAAAAAACGATTCGTGCAAATCCAACTTCACTTTCAATTCAATGGTCTGCCGGACGCCGGGATAATTCTCCTCCAAAGAATAATCGACCATTTCGTTGACCTCACCAATAAGGTCAAGCCCAAAGAGCGCATAATCACACAACAGCGTCTTTTGCACCCAGCCGCTGCTCGTGGCGATAAAAGTGATTTTGATATTTTGTGCGAGCATGGCTTTAAGCGATGACGATTCCTTCGATGCTGGCCCTACCACTGGCATCCCCGCGAATCGTGTTGATCTGCATCGTCTCGGCTCCGATCACGATTTGATCGAGCACTTGTAAAACCTGTTCAACGCCGCCATCTTCATAAATCAGCAAAACCTTGCCTTCAAAGCCATTGCCGGCGCTGATCATATTATCGTAAGCCAACGACACCAAGCCGGCCGTAAAATAGGGCGCGGTCAATTCATACTTTCCGCTGCCGGCGTTATAATCCCCCGCCGCCCAATAGAGTTTCAGATCGTGATCGTCAATCGGTTGATCGTAATCCGAAATCTCTATCGAGCGCGAGAACACATTCGCCCCGTCCAAATCGCCTTGCGTATATTCAAAGTTTTCGCCGGAAAGCTGAATGCCGTCGAGTTGATATTTCTTGGGCACGCGCGTCCGCTCGATCCATTTGACATCTTCAACCGGGGTGCCGAGATCGGCATTGCCCTTCGGAACAATGTCAATGTTAATCGCCAAATCATCATTGGCGAAAACCGGCTGCACTTTAATGAAAGCATTCCACCCAAACACCGCCAGTTGAAAAATCTCAAACCACCTGGTGTGAAAAATGTCCACGCCGTTCTCGTAGAAATTCAGGTTGATAATGTTTTCATCGGTGTCGCCAATATCCACCGACAGCCCGCGCCAAATGATCGGCAGATCGTTGTCATTTTTCGTCGGCATCGGCACCGTCATACTGTTGATCTTGTAACCATAATCGTTATCAGCCGAAACCAGGCTACCGAGTAAATCACCCAATGAAAAACCGGCACGATCTAAAGTGCTAAAAGGCGTTCCGCTGCCATTATGCACGGTAATCGAATCAATCGTAACGAAGGATGCCGGAATGTCGTGATTCCATTCATGGGAATCCGTGGAGTATTCAATGATCGTGCTTTTTAAGTGGTCGTAAAACACCTTTTGCATCGCATATAACCGGTACTTATAAACTCCGGTTTTTTTATTGTACTCCACGTAATTCGATTGGCCGGGATGCTGATAAACGTTAAAGAGCAAATCATTGACATAGACCGCGATCCAATTATTGCCCACGGGAATTCGATCTATCTGCGGCAAAACGCCCACGGTTTCTAAAATCATATCTGATGATTTGATGAAAAATTCATCGCCGACTGTTTGATCGAAACTCAGCCGATTGATCACCTGATTGCTGATATTCTCGATACCACCAGAAACCACTTCGCCGGTGTCAGCCGTATTGACCGCTTTTAGTTTGAATGCAATGCTCATGACACCCGCCGCAGATTTTCTTCGCGTTCATACTTCGGCAGTGTGTCCCGATAGAAGCGCATGGCATCTAATTCTGCGCGCAATTCGATCTGAATATTTTCGCCGATCTTCCGGCCCAATTCGGCTACATCAATATTTCCGAAGCCGATGGCCGGCGCGCCGGTCGAGCCGCCGCCCACGATCCCGCCATCTTGTCGCCGTGGAAAAATATCGCGGCCGTTGCTGGCATTGACTAATTCAAGCAGCTCACGATGACGCGCGGTCGCCGCGCGGTTGATGATGAATTCGCCGTCGTTGGCGATAATAAAACGATTTTCGCCGCCGCCAAAGTCACCACTAAATAAGGTGCGTTGATCATCGCCGAGAAAGCCCCCGGTGTCGCGCCGCTCAAATTTGGTGGCGTTGATTTTGGCAACGTTAGCAATGCCGGTGGCAATGCTCGCGGCGGCGGCGATATAGCTAAAGGGCGGTGGATAAGCGGCGAGCGCTTTGTTTGCCGCCGCGTAAGTATCGACCACAGCCTGAGCATAAGCGAAGCCTTTGCCCACCGCAAACAAGTTTTCGTTAATCCCTTGAAATGCGCCCATAAGCCCGCTCGTGGTCGCGAGAAACGAGCGGACGCTTTGCTCTTCAAGCTGGCGCTTTTTGCTGAGATATTGTTCTTCAAAGCGGGTTTTCTCCAGACTCACTTTTAAGGCTTCAGCGGATTCTTTCCCGAAGATTTCCGCTTGCTGCTGCTGAAAATCTTCCAACAGCAAAAGCCGTTGACTGAAATAATCTTCCTCGGTCAAAAGCTTGTTGTCAAATTGCAGCCGCAGCAATTCATCTTCTCTGCCAAACGTCGCTGCGGCTAATTCACTTTGCATGTCCACCGTGAAAATTTTCAGCTCGTCAACAAAGCGTGGCGCTGGCATCGAAACCGTGGCATGGATCGGTAAATCAATAAACTCTCCAGAAACCGGAAACAAATTTTTTAACTGTTTTTCGATTTCGCTTTTTGCCGGCGCTGTGAAGCTGGCTTTGCTGGAGAGCGTTTGAACTTTATCGGATTCGCTCCCGGCAGTGTCGAGTAAGCGTTTTCGATTCTCGATCTCTTGATTGTAGTTCTTTTGGGCCGCCGCCGCTTGTTGCAGAGGCTGGATAATTTCGGAGTAACTCGCATGTTCGGCCTCGATGGTTTCTAATTCTTGCTCAGTAAGTTGGATCAAACCCAATTTATTTTTAAATTGAAAATCCCCCAATTCGGCGAGACGCTTGGTGACAAACTCTTCCATCTTTACGATGTCGCCGCTCGTGCGCTGATTGAGATCACGCAGCAAAATTCCGGTCAAATCAAAGCTGTCGATCAACCCTTGCTGCAAATCATCCAAATCAGTCTTTGACTCTTCCAGCTTTTGCGTGAAGATGGTAAGATTCGCGTCGCTGATAATTTTTTGTTGCCGGATCAACTCTTCATTCATCAAACGCAATTGCTTCGTGGTCTCAACGGTCGCCCCATTGGTCTCGATTGCTTGCTCGATCCGCTGTTTTTCCGCGTCAATAATATTGATCGTTTCCTTGGCCGTGCGCGCGCGCTCTTCGGCCAAATCCTTTTCATCCTTCGCGGTCAAGATCAGCGCCGCAGTTAAAGTGGCAAGGGCCGTCACGCCGGCTGCAACCCAACCAACCAACGGAATCGCGGTGATTGCGGCCGTGGCGGTCACGCTGAAAGAAACAATGGCCGTTCCCAAGCTGGCGATGCCGGTAATGATCGTGGGAAAATTTAGCGCGATCAGCGCCGTGCCCGCCGTGGTTGCGCCGATAATGAACGGTCGCCAATCCAGCTCGATCAGCTTGATGGCAACATCCTGCAAGCCCGTGATCACCGGCTTCACCGTTTCCAGAAATTCAAACAGCCGGACGTTGGCGCGATTCTGCATGATCAGCCAGCGCGATTCAATCGTATCGCTTTGCACCTCGTAAGCGGCCGTCATCGCCCCGGCGCTGTTGGCCATCGCCTCGGTTTTTTCGGTGAAGCTGTTGAACTGCTCGCCGGTCAACGCCAGCAACGCATTCACCGCTTCGACGCTGCCAAAGAATTTCGCCATCTCGGTCGCGGAGCCGCCCGTCGCCGTTTGCAAGATTTTCAGAATGCCGGTCAAACCCTCTTGCGCCACGGCGCTTTCAACGGTCGCATGGCCGTGCTGCTGCACGAGCTTGAGTAATTCATCTGTCGGATCGGCCAAGCCGGTCATCACGGCTTTGAATTGCGTCGTTACTTCAGCCGTGTTGCCGGTCACGCCGGTCAACGCCGCATAACCGCCAAACAGTTCATCCAAACGCACCTTCAGCGCATTGGCCAGCGGAATTACGCCGCCCATAGATTGCGCCAATTCGCTGAATTTGGTCTGACCGAGATTGACGGTTTGAAAACCTTTATCGAGAATGGTCTGCGTCGCGCTCCATTCCAAGCCATAGCCTTTGATCACCGCGGCGGCGAAGTTGATGGCATCGGAAGTTTCGGCGACCCCGGCTTTCGCGGCTTGCGCCGTGAGCCGCAGAAAATCAATTTGATTGCTGGCCGCAACGCCGGCGCTCACCACTTCATACATGCCGGCCGTGAGCGCGCTGATCGGCACACTGACGTCGCGCGACATCGACAAAATCTCGGTGCGAATCTCGCTAATGTTATTGACGCCCAGCGAACCGATGTTTGCCATGCTGGTTCCAAACTCGGCAAACTTCGCAATCGGCGCGGTGAGCGCCCCGGCCACTTGTTGCGCCACGCCGATGATCTGATTGAACCCAAAAGCAAAAAGTCCCACTTTCGCCGTCATCGAGTTTAGCGAACCTGAGACTTTCCCTTCCATGCCCTCGACGGTGCCGACAATGCGGCCGCTTTCATCTTTAAACTGCGTGCCGTCGAGCTGGATTTTGATGTTTAATAAGGCCATGTTAAGGGGTGTTTAATAACTTTTCAAGCCGCGCTTCTTTGTCACTGCCGAGATAAATAAAGATTGCCGCGTCGATCAAGTTGGCGGCGGCGGCTGTGGGATAATCGCCATAACCGGCCCGGATCAAATGCCGTATCAGCCGATGCCAGGTAAATTCATCCGGTTCATTATTGCCGTGCGGCGCTTCATCATTCTTTCCTCGTGCATAAAGCTTCTCGCTGATCCGGTTTAATTCTTCATAGCACTGAAAAAGTTTTGCAAAAAACTTTTATACCCGCCAATCACTTCCCGCAAATCGAGACTTTCAAATGCCATGCTCGAAAAATCATCTTCGTAAATCGCTTCACAAACTTCGCGCAAATAATTTTCATTCAGGCAAATTTCGTAAATGCTTTGCGTCATCGTCATATCATTGCGATCCGGGCGGGCGGTCAAGCCGTATTTGTCGAGCGTTTTCAGCGCGCCCATCGTGACGGCTTTTTTCAGCGTTAATTTTAATTCTGAATTTTTTGCCATGGAATCTCCTTGTGATAAAAATTCAGTCCCGCCGTCTTTCGACGGCGGGACTGCGGCTGTGTGTTGGGTCATCGGAGGTAGGCTCTTTATGCCGCCGAGTTGTCAATCGTCAAATCGCTGGTGCTCGTGCTCATCAACTCGAACGGCAGATACGTCCGCTTGTCTTGCTCGAACGCCGCTTCCACCTTCGGCATGAAATTCATGTCGGTGAGATCATACGTCACGATCTCGCCGTCCTTGCGATAGACCCCGACGCGAATATCTTTTTTGGGCAAGGTGCGGATGCCGTGCGTCTTGGTGTAAACGCTGCTGGTGATCGAGCCGCCGAGCAAATCCACCGCGTCTTGATCGTCATCGTAAACTATCACCCCCTTCAGATTGAAGCCGGTGCCGATCTCATAACGCTCGACCGGATTGGGGTTGTCGCTCACGATATGCTCTACCATTTTGCCCTCGCCGGTGAGCGTCACGACATTTTTGGCGAGTTCGCGCTCGGTCGCGGCATCCAAGTCACCGCCCGCGGTCACGACTTTAAAATAACTGGCATGTAAACGGCCCATGACTTCTCCTTACGGCAAGGGTAAAAGATTAAAAAATTGCATGGCTAATTTCGCGCCCACACTGACCGACAATGAAACCACTACGGCGATGATAAAGACACGAATCTTGATGCGCTCGATTTTCAAATTCATCTCGCTGAGTTGCTTGCTCATTTCGAGCTGCAATCCAAAAACATCCCGCAGCGTCACTTTCTCTTCAGCGTTCGGCATGGTTATTTCTTCAGCGTGTTCGTTTTGTTGGCGTCAATTTTAAAGGCGCCGCCGTTAGCTCCATCATTAGCCGCTTCCGATTTGGGCGCAATAACTTCGGACTTCTGACTCGCGACCTCGGACTTGACACCCTCCAACTCCGGACATTTGTAGCCCCAATTTTTCACCAAAATGTGCGCCTGCTTTGCGGTCGCTTCGCCGACGCCTTTGCTGAACAACACGCCATAACGCCGGCCATTGAAATTCGCATTGCCGGTATAAACTTTTAATTTGGCTTCCATGTTGATCTCTCGATTTTAAATGTGAATATCAAAAACGCTTTGATCGTCGCGCCGGTGAAACTTTAACTACGAATGAATAAATATTTTAGGATGCGCAAGGTACTGGCGAAAATTCCATCTCTGCTAAACAGATTGAGAAATGAATCGGTGCTAATATTGGCGGCGGCCAAGCCTTCTTTATTGCCGACGCCAAACGCCGCGAGCACAGTCCCAAGATTTTTAGACCAATAGAACGTCAACGCCGCCAGCGCGCCGGCAATCAAACCGTAAGCCGTGCCCTGGCCGCCCATCCCAAATTGAATCAGACCATAAGCCAGGCTGACGACGATAGTGATAACCACAGCCAAAAAGCCCTTGACATTGATCACGGTGCGAATCCCTTTGACCGCGCCTTGAATAGCGAGAATCACGACGATCAGTTCCGGATTAAAAATCTTGTTGTACAGATCGGGCACGGCATTTTCGTTCATGGTTTGCGCCGAGAGCACCGAAAACCCTGCGAGCGCGAAGAAAAAAATAAACGCGAGAAAAAATTTATTCAACCGCATGATACACCTCAATTTTATTTTGACCTCGAACCTCGGACAATTCGACCTCGAACAATTAAACCGAAATCGCCGCGACCGTCACGCTCGTGACGGCGCTGTACGTCGCTTGCACCTTGGCGTTCACATCATTATAGCCGTTCTGATTGAAGGGCCCGATCATCTTCTCGGCGCCGTTGGCGACGGCAATGACGACATTACTCGCCGCCGTGCCCGGCTCCGGATCGGTGACTTGGCTGGCGATGGTGACATTGATCGAAGAGCCGCCGCCGTTTTTCACGTGCAAAAAAGTCTTGCCGTTGTTGGCAAACTCGTCGCCGCCGCCCGCCGCCGCGCCATAGGTAATGACCACGCCGGTTTTTGCCAAATTTTGAATCGTCAATTGCGCCATGATTGCACCAAGTTAAAATTTAGGTTTTTCGTTTTGGTGATTTGAATTGAACGACTCGGCTAATCTTTATGATACAAATAACAAATCCAATCGACGGTGCAATCGGGCCGGTTGGTCGCGATGCCGTTGCTGCGCATTCGGTAATAGGGAAAGCGTTTGTTGTTGAGATCAATCTGCACGAGCGTTTTTCCTTCGGTCGTTACGTCCGTGCCGAGCGTATCGCAGGCAAACCACGTCGAGCCGTCGAAGCTGCCGTCAATAAAGGTGGTAACTTTAACCGCGCCCACGGTCGAGCCGAAATTCCGTTGCGCCTAAATTGGGAAAGTCGCCAGGCTGAACGCGCCATCATACTTGCCCAGGGTAAAAGCCCGCGAGGTATCTAAGTCAACCGAATCCAGCGCGCAAGTAAAGCGCAGGGTTTCACCCGGATAAGCCGGCGCGAACACCGCATCACGAGAATAAGCGCCGGTCTGCGCGACGGCCAGCATCGGCACCATAAAAGCCAACAGCAAAAAACTCAAAAGAAAAATTCTTTTCACGTTTCACCTCTTGGTTTTAAAAATCCCGTCCCGCGCTTATTGCGGGACGGGCGCACAGGAGACAACCACACCAAATTATCGGAAGTCGTGCACGTCCTGTGCAGGACTTCCATTATAAGTAAGAATTTTTTCGATTAAACCGTCAAACGCCAGCCGCTCGACTGCACCAGCGCGGTCGGGTTTTGCAGCGCCAACGCCATATCGAGATTGACGTTGTTGGTTATGAAGTTGCCGGATTGCCCGGCATAGCGCGCTTTAACGCCAACCGAGGTGAGCGCCGTCAATTCGACGCGTTCGCCCCAACGCACTGCAAAGATCGAAGAGCAATTCGTTGCAGCCCCAACCGTTTCATCAAAAGGCAGCAACGGCGTGCCGGCCTTCGCGTAGCCCGCGCCGCGAATGATCACCTCGCCGATTTGCTCGATGGTGTTACCCAGCTCATCTTTGCTCTGGCGATAGAAGCCGAGGTTTTTGGCGATGGTGAGAATCCGAATTTTAAGATACTCATTGAAATACGCATGGCTCGCACCGCCGCGCACCATTGCAAACAACTGCTGCAACTTTTCAATCGCCACTTGCTGGGCCGTGACCGCGTCATCGGAATTGCCAAGCTGCAAGACAATGCCGTTCGTGTCAACCTCAAGCTGCCAAGCCGGATCAACGAGATTGCGCAGGCCGTCGAAAGATTCGGCATCGCTGCCGGAATCCCCTTCAAAAGCTTGCTCTTGCAGAATCCATCCGGCCTCATTTGCTTTCAGCCGCGTTTGCTGCGCGAGTTCGGCTTCGGGATCCTCGTTGCGATCTTCCAGAATCACGTCAACCTTCGCATCAAAGCTCACAATCTTTTTGGCGATGGTGTCGTAATTCGGCGTCGGGCCGGTCGCCGTGTTCGCTTCGTTCAACGAGCGAAAGATGCTGGCCGGCGTCTCGGCTTCGCGCTGCGTTTTGAGCAAATCCGAAGAGCCGCTGCGCGCATAAAATTGAACGTCGCGCAGAATCGGCGCGCTGACTTCCAACCCTTCCAAAATCAAATTGGTCAAAGGATCGGAAGGACTGATTGCACGAAGTAAAGCCATGATGATCTCTCCAAAAAATATTTTCCGTTCAACAACAAAATTTCAGCAAACCGGATTTAGGCGCGGTTGCGGTTGCCGGTTAAATCCCTTAATATAGGCCGTTGCGTCGGCGACCGCATTGACTTTGACATTCGACTCGCCGGCCTTCGGCTTGTCTACCGTCGCCGGCAGCGCGGCATTTTTCGCCATTGCCACGATCTGCGTTTTGGTGCCATCGAAATCATTGCGCGCCGAGTTCACCCAGATCGCGCGATGCGCCGGCAGAATTTTTCCCGCTGCAATCGCGTCATCCACCAACAATTCCGCATTCGCCAAATTACCCCGTTGGCGATCCAATTCTAACGCGGCCAAGCGGGTTTCAATGTCCGGCGTCGCCGAGTTGGCTTTGGCTTCACCGCTCGCGGGTTTTTCCACCGGGGCGGCCGGCGTTGCGGCCTTCCCTAAAATTTCATCCAGCGTCGCGGTTTCCGGCAAACCGTATTTGGCGCGCATCGCGTCGAGCTTGGTTTTCACCTCGGCCTCGGTCGCGTTTTCCGGCAGGCCGAAAAAATTCAAATAAATTTTGTTCATTGCGGCATTCTCCGTTTTGTCGTTTTTAATCGCGTCAATCTCACTGTCCATATAAGGAACATTGGTGAGCGCGACCGAAACCATCGTGGCCCCGATCTCTTGGCCGAGCTTGTTTTTCGTGTTTAAGCGATACACCGGCGAAAAATAACGATACTCGCGATTACCGATCTGCTCTTGCGCCGGCTTGGTGAATTCCGGATATTTGACGTACAATCCATCGGCCCGCGCTTCCATCGCATTCGCCCAGCCCGCCGCGCGCGAATCGCCCCGCAAACTTCGGTGCTCCCAATCAAACAACAGGTCGGTTTTCGTCGCGGCAAAATTCTTCATCATCTCTTCAATGTGGCGCGCTTCGATCTGGTGCGCCCCATCCGGATGATTCGGAAAGTAACCGACCGGCACGATCTTGATAAAATCTTCTTGCTTGATGTCGGTCTGATTGAAGTACAAACCTTTCAAGCTTTTTTTCTCGCCGCGATTTTTAAACCAGTCGAACATTTAATTGCACCTGTTATTTTTCATTTCGATGATTAAATATAAAAAAACAAATATACAATAACAACTAAATCAAACTCATATATGTATGTGAGTCTTTAAAGCTATGTTAATTTTCCTTTAATGCTTATATTCTCGCATGGCCACGAAACATTTTGACAAAGAGATTCGCCTGGAAGCGCGCCGGCAATTCGTCCATGAAGAGAAAGGGCCGCATGAAATCGCCAAGCATTTCAAGCAGCGCCCTTCGGCGAACACCATTATGAAATGGGCGAAGGAAAAAAACGCCGAGGGTAAAGACTGGTATGATCAGCGTCATGCCCTTGAGGAAGATGAATACGAAAAGATCAGTCCGAGCAGCCTTGTAAAAAAGATTCTGAAGCAAATTCACAAATTTTATGATAAAGCTGATTTCGGTCATATTGATGCTGATGCCATTGCGAAGATGCAAAAGCAGCTTGAAAGAATAGATGACCCTCGTTATCAGATTCCCGTCATGTATCAACTGATGACCGACTTCGTCAACTATACGCGGCAAAATTATCCCAAGCTGATCAGCCAAGAATTTGCCGAAGCCATTCGCGACTTTCGTACCGAGATTCGTAAGAAGCTCGGCTAATCGACTTCGGACATCGGACAATAGACCTCAGACTATGCCATGATCACTGTCAATAAAAAAATCGGTCACACCAACGTTTCGTTTTCGCCGGCGTTTTACAAACGCGCCGTGGAAAATTACAAGAATGGCAATCTCCGCGAAGTCATCGCGCTGATCGAGCAGGCCGAACTCGATACCCACGTCGCCGGTTGCTTGCTCGGCCGGCGCGCCGGCTTCTTGAAAGATTGGCGGGTGAGCGCGGTGAGCGAAAGCGCCGCCGACATGACCGTGAAAGATTTCATCGAGTCCGTTTTTATGGGTCTCGACATGCGCGAGTTATTCGAGGACATTGAAGAAGCCCGGATGAAAAAGTTTTCCGTGGTCAATTTGATTTGGGAAATGCGCGACGGCAAACAGGTGATCGTCAAAACCGAGAAGCTCAACCAAAGATATTTTCGCTACGATCCGAACGGCATTCTCAAAGTGGATTTTGGCGACAAAGATTTGCGCGAGATTCCGCTCGACGGCGCGTTGGTGAGTGAGACCACGCGAATGCCGGTGCTCTTGCCCGTGTTGCGCGATTACATTCTCAAAGAATTTGGCTTGGAATCGTGGGCGAGTTTTTTAGAAAAATTCGGCGAGGCCATCATCATCGGCAAATATCCCCCCGGCGCGAGCGCAGAATTTAAAACCGAGATTGAGAACGCCGTCAAAACCATTGCCGGTTCTTCAACCGGCGTTATGCCGCAAGGCACCGAGATTGAATTCAAAGAAGCGCAGCGCCACACCGGCGACCATGAAAGCTTCGTCGGCAATTCGGATAAGGGCATCGCCATTAGCATTCTCGGCCATGCCAATTCCGTCGAGCAAGCCCCCGGCCTGCAAGTCGGCGACAATACCTCGAGCTATCGCGTCCGCCGCGAAGTGGCGCTCGGCGATATTTTTTTCATCGAGCAGCAAGTTTCCCGCTTGGTGAAAATTTTGGTGGATCGCAATTTCGGCACCGCCCGCTATCCGGTTTTGTCGTTGGACAAATCCGAGCCGATCAACGTCAATGAGCGCCTGGAAGTTTTGCGCTTCGCCTGGGAAACCGGCTATCGGATCAATCCCGACGAAGTCGCCAAACTTGGAATTTTCAAATACGAAGATCAAGCGCCGCTGGAAAAACAAAACCTCAATCTCTTGGATTAAGACCGTTACACGTTTCACGTTACACGAATGTTCGATTTTGCCAAAATGAAAAAAGCGCTGCAAACCATTCTCGCCGGTTTGCAAAACCAAACGCTGCTCAATAAGCTCGGCCTCGCGCAGATTCGTAAAATAAAAGATCGCACCCGGCGCGGCTTGGATTTGTCCGGCAAAACTTTTAAGCCTTACAACGAGAAATATGCGGAGCGCAAATTCAAAACCACCGGCATTCCGACGCACGTGGTCAATCTCACGCTCGATGACATCAGCGGCATGTTGCAGCAAATTGATCACCTCGTCGCGACGGATTTTTCCAACGTCGAAATCTTATTCCGCGATCCGCGCAAACGGAAGCTGGCGAGTTATCATAACGAACTCGGCGCCGGCCGCTCGCGCGTTATTCGCGAATTTTGGGGCGTCAATTCCCAGGACGAAAAAGATTTGCTCGACTTGATCGGCCATGATCTCGAATTGTTGCTGCAAAAATTGCCGAATTAAAAAATAAGTCACGCCGAGCGAAGTCGAGGCGCGACACCTTGATAGGAAAGTTTTATGACAAAAAAGACAACGCCAGCGCCTACGCGCCACATTGCCGAAACGCGGATGCCCGAAAAAAATATTTATGGCCTGATCACCTGCACGCTCTTGGGTGATCGCCTCAAAGTCGAAGTGAAAGCGCGAGGCAGAAATTTTACCACTTTTTACGAAAACATAAAAATTACATTCATACAATTATTTAATGACAACATAATTTCAATCAAACGTAAATTTTTATTGTCACACGATAATGAAAAAAATAAAGAAATTTTGACCGATGAAATAAATAAAGTCGTGCAGGAGATTATCTATCTGAGCAGTTCCAATAATTTCAAAAAACGGCTCAAATAATCGCCGAAAAATTAGTCGTTCCGAAAATTGGCCGTTTCCATAAACATATCAGACCGGAAAAATGTTCAAACGACTCTCTTACAAGGGTTGTAATTGAACGATTTTTTCTCCAATGGCTCAAAATATGTCTTAAAAAAAAGTTCGCTCTAATCGCACTGTAGGAAGTTTTTTAAAAGTGTCACAATTTTTCAAGAATTAGATTTTTATGAATAACTTTTCCCGGCAAAAATTAGATCAGCTGGATGACGCTTTCGAGCTGTTTCTCGATAACGTCCTCGTTGAGGTCACCACCACCGACTTGACCCCGGAAAAACGTTTGGGGCGGAGACGCAACGCCGACAAAAACGATCTCGAATTTTGCCGGATTTATTTCCCGCAGATTTTTAATCTCGCGTGGAATGATTTGCACCAAGCGATTGCCAAGATGAAAACCGGCATGTGGACGATCTCCGGTTTTCGCAAATGCGGCAAATCCGCGTTCACGTACATCACCAAAGCCGTCAAGCCGCTCTGTTTGAACGTCGGCGGCATCATCAACATCAATTGCCGCACCAAAGAAAACCTTGCCGACGAGCGCACCGCCGCGTTGAAGCGCCTGATCTTTCGCAATCGTTTGTTGCTTTATGATTATGCGCCGACACTCGAACAAGATTTGAAGGGCCATTACATCATCGGCAAAACCCATCTCATTGCCGGCAGTGTCAAAACCGGGCTGCGCAATTTGGTCGATGATGAATTTAAACGCATTCGCGTCGCGATCAACGATGATCTTTACAACAAGGACACCGTGACCAGCGAATACGATAACGGCAAAGTCGTGGATTTCATCGAAAGCGAAGTTGCGGGGCAAATGGAGGAGGAAGGTTTGAGTATCACCATGGGCAACAGCATTTCCGAAACCTGCCCGATTGTGCAACTCAAAAATCGCAATCCGGAAAAGCATTTCTCTTTGCCGGCGTTGGATGAATCCGGCAAGAGCACGTGGCCGCAATATAAATCTGAAGCGCAATGGGAAGAGTTTCGCCTGAACATGCCGTGGGATATTTGGCTCGGCGAGTACATGGACAAGCCCAGCGTTAAAGGCGAAGTGTTCATGCCGGAGATGATCAATCCGGTCAACGTCAATCTCTTGCAGATACTCGCCTCGATCTCCGCTTGCGATCCGAGCATCGGCGTCTCGCCGGCCGCGTGTGATAAAGCCGTCGCGACCGTGGGCATTACCAGCCAACAAGAAGTGATCGTGCAGGACATTTACATCCGCAAAGAAAGTTATCCGCTGCTCTTCGATTACGTGCAGACGTTGCGCGGCCTGATCCCGAATTGGAAATGTCTGCTCTTTGAAAATGATTTTTCGCAGTGGAGTTTCGCCGAGCCGTATTATCGCGACTGGATGAAAACCCGCAAGGCGACGTTGCCCATCGTGACGCATCTCAGCAGCCAACTTAAAACCGTGGAGCGCGCCGCCGATAAAGACAGTCGCATTATGAATCTCGTGCATCCGCACCAGACCAACATGCTCCGCTACTCCGAAAAAATATTGCTTACGAAAGATTTCGAGAAATTGCGCAGCCAGCTCCTCGCCTTTGGCAAGGACAAAGGCAAGCTCGACGGCATCGACGCGCTGGCCACGGCGTACATTATGATCTTTCGCTATCTCGAACGCGGCAATTTCAAGCCGCTCAAAGAACGAAAATTTTTTAATCCCGAAAAATCCTGGTGGAATTTTAGGAGATGATCCCATGAAAAAATGTCAAGAACCCCAATGCCTGGCCGAAGGCGAACCCTGCTTTGTCGATCTCAACATGTTGGAGCCCAGCGTTTACTTTTGCGTCGAGCACCGCGCCGCGCATGGCTTCTGCACCAACTGCGGCCTGCGCTTGGCCGACCTGCAAAATAGTGAAGAACAAAAAGGCGATCTGTGTTTACTCTGTATCACGGAGTTAATCGAAGAAGATTCGCCGGAAGCGCTGTTGAAACCAATTAACCCATAATGGTGAGCGGAGTCGAACCATGATCACCCCCGAATACGTCCAGGAAAATTTTGAAGCCTGGCAAAAATTCTGCACCGTCGAAGGCAGCGCCTTCACGCCGGAAGAAATCTTGGAAAATAAAATCGCGCTGGCCGCAGCCGAGTTCAGCGAATATCTCGCGGTGACTGCCGAGACGATCACCGCACCGCAGACCCGGCATCTGCTGAATGTCGTGAAGAAACACCTCTTCGATATTAAACACGGCGACACCGAGTTCGAGCACCCGCCGCAGATCGTGAACGATTACCAAGCTTCCATTGCCTGGCTGCAAAAATATCGGACGCGCCTCGCCGGCATTGATGCCGACGCCAGCATTTCGCTCACCGCCAAAAAGAAACGCTTCGGCCAATGGTTCAATTGCACCGACACACTTACGACCGTTAATTCAAACGATGAATGACCTCGGACATCGGACTTTAGACCTCGGACTTTAAAATGTTGAATTGCCAAAACCACCTCATCCTGCATTTGCAGCGCGGCTTTCCCGATCCGACCGTCCGCACCATTAAAGAATACGCCGGCGATCTGAAGGACGCCAACAAGTTGACGCAATTGCTGCCGGCCATTCTGGTCATCTTCATCGACGGCCGGCCCGCCGCGCAAGAGCCGGATTATGAATTTGATTTGCTGATCGTCGTGCAAAACCCGACACTGGAAAAATTGGTCAGCCAGCAAAGCAATCTCGCTCTCGTCAGCCAGGTCGCCGCCTATCTGGAAGCGAATTATCTGATCCGCGCCCAGGCCCGCAACGGCTCCTACGAAATCATCCGCGAGACCATGCTGGCCCAAACGATTCTCAACGACGCGCGGTTCAATATCGTTTCGCTTAAAATTTTCGTGAAAGATCACACGAAATAACCTCGGACTTCGGACTCCTTAACTTCGGACTCTTGACATGAAACTCTTAGCCCTGATCGTCCTCGCCGCCGCGGTACTCCTCGATCCCGTTCGCGATGCGTGGATTTACCGGCATCCGAGCATATCGTGGAAAGATTGGCATCTCGTCAAATGGTTTGCCTACTTCCCGCCGCTGGTGCTCATCACGCTCAATTATTTCGCGTGGCACGAAATCATTTTTATCGCCGTCATCGCGCTGGTCGCCTGGCGCTTCGTTTATGATACATTCACCAAACAACTTAACCCGCCCGAAGGAGAAAACCATGTTTCTTGATGAAGAACGCTTTCAAAAAGCTGTCGCGGCGCTTGCAGCGTTGCAACCCAAAAATCTTTTGGAAGCAAAAAACTTTCTTGCTGATGTACGAAGGCTGGCCGACATCTCAACAAAAGAAAAGGCCGAGCAACTTTTTAAGAAATTGCTCGACCTTTATCCACAACAAATTCATTTGATCTGCAATCAACTGGACGACTTGCTGGAAGCCACTGCCGAGTTGAATTTTTCGCCGGAAGCGACACAACCTCAGATCAAACGCTTGCTGGCCGCCGATGATTAAAGCTGCCCGCAGCCTTTGAAGTAAATCGCCCCGCGCATTTTCTCCAGGGCTTCATGCAGCTTCTGCCAGTTGCGGTTAAACTTGCTGCGCTCTTCTTCCAACCCTTGCACTTTTTGCCGTAACTGGCCCAGCTCTTTTTCTAAGGCCGTCACTTTTTGAATCAACGCTTCCTGAGTCATAACGTTTCTCCTTATATGAATGGAATAAACCAACTCACCCGCCCGCCCCCGGCCGCTCTTGCTCCGCGCGCCGGCGCAATTGTTCTTTGTCTTGATTCTTTTGCCGCAATAGCATGGCCTTAATCATCAACATCATTTTTTCCAAGCTATCAGTATCCAGCTTGGAAAAAAGCTGCATGATCTCTTCGTGGATTTGCTCTTCATTGATGCTCACAGCGCCATGGTCATCCTTGACGTTCAAACGCATCAGCAGTCCCTCAAGTGTTTTGATGAAGTCCCGCCCTTCATCGGTTTCATTAAGGCCAGCCGCTTCCTTTATAGATGTTTCCTTCAGCAAAGCTTCACCTTTGCCACTTAAAAGCCATTTTGGATTTAAATCTTTATAATTTTCGTAAATACGAGACAAAGTCTCGGACGAAGGTTCCGACCTCCCCTTTAACCAGTCGCTGAGATTACCTGTTGAAATTCCAATAGTTTGAGCAAACTTCTTTTTACTAATCCCCTTTTTCTCAATCAAAGTAGCAATGCGATCTTTGAAAGAAACTCGTATATCACTCATTTTTTCCTTGACAATCTCGTTTTTACGAGTTATATTTAATTGTTAATAACAACCATGAAAAGGAATAGGGACAATATGGCAAACGGCTTAACAAAAAGCAAGCTTTTTCAGGTTTCACTCTGCGTCGCCAATCTCAGTCAAGAAGATATTGCAGCGAGACTTGGCGTGAGCCAACAGGCGATCAGCGGCGTGATTTATGGGAATGTCCAATCCAAGAGAATTGAGCGTTACGTGAGTATGTTTATGCGCAACCAACTTAAAAAGCTGCGCGTCAACTTGGACATTATTCAAGAGAATCGCAACGCGGCCAGAGCACAGCTTTAATTTTAACCCACAGGAGACCACACCATGAAAATCACTGCAAGAAATTTCTGGCCGATTTTTAAGATGCTGTATATCAGCATTAAAAAATGTTTTCAAAACGGCATTACCTGCGAGCAGCGACAAATTAACTTTCCCGCGGGCTGGGAAAACTATACCATCATCGAACGCATGGAGCTATTTTGCCAAATGCTGCACGACTTGGATTCGGACTGGCACGATCTGGCCAATTTTTTTGATCTTAACGGCTACAGTTTTTATCGCATCGTTTGCGGAGAAATCAAAAGTAGCCGCGATCCTTATTTTCGCATCCATGCAATGCTGTCTTGTTATCGGCTGCACCCCAAGCTCGCGCCGTCAAATTTGCACGAGCAAATAAAATCCCGCTTGGCCGAGCAAGCCGGCGCTTATGAGCAACTGATCAAGAAACTCCAAGATGACCTCGAAAAAGAAAAACAATGGCGTGCTCACTATGCAAAAGAAAGCCAAAAACGCTCGGATGACTTTCGTGCTTTCAAACAAAAGACGGCGGGCCAGCGTGAAAAAAAGTTAGAGCAAGAGAATAAAGATTTATGGTGGAAAAACAATTATCTCAAAGAAGAATTGCGCGATCTGCGCAAAAACCACAAGCCGCTTTGTTTTGAAGGCGAACGGCTTTTAGGAATAGATTACGACCAAGTATTGCAAGAACACCGCGCCGCAGAAATCAGCGCGCCGCTTTAACTTTTAAACCCACAGGAGAAACCGATGTCAAAAACCGAAAACAAAGAATCTGCTTTTCGCCGCGAGCGGGCCTTGACGCTGTTAGGCCAGACACTGGCCGAGATCGGTGCAGGTAAAGATGAAATTGCCCTTTATAGCTGCGAGAAAGCGCTCAGGCATTTGGCGGCGCTGGCGGCGGCAAAAAGGGATCATCTTCAGCCCACGGCCAAATTTCCAGATTGGATTGATCGAATGTTGGAAACAGGTGCGCAGCATGTTCAATCCAATAACTTGCCGGATGAAACGCGGCATCATCAACTTGTCGGAGAAATGCAAGAACTCGTTGGGCTTTTTGCAAATACAGCAACGCCGCCAATACATAAAATGCTCGCTGCTTGCGATTGCGGAAATGGCTTGGTTTTGTCCATTCCCGAACAGGCCTTCTTATATCTTTGGCGATGCCATTCTGAAGTTGCGCCACCAATTTCGCAACCTTTTTCCGGCCCAGCTTCCGGCAAATCTGGCGCAGTTGGGCCGCATCAGCTTTCGACAAAGAAAGCGCGCGCTTGATTTTTTCGCATTCATCCAGCGCATAGTCAATATCCATACAGCCTCCAAAGGTTAGGCTTTAAATTTAACCAACGGCGTTCACAACCACAAGGAGATTCAACCATGTTACCCATCGTTTTAATCGAAAAAGATTTTTCGCTGAAGCAAGACGGCGATTTCTGGATGACGGCCGAAAAGCTCGGTAAGCATCTCGGCTTCGGCAATCCGCGCCTCGGTGTCATGAAGTTATATGAACGCCACGCTGATGAATTGCAGTGTTTTACCATCCTTGCCAAAGTGACTACACCTGGTGGAATTCAAGATACCCGCGTGTTCAATCCGCAGGCCTGTCTAATCATTGCAATGTTGGCACGAACAGATGTCGCAAAGCCTTTTCGTTTGGCCGTCGCCAATCTTCTTTTGAGCCTGCCGAAGATGGAAAAGGATGTCGTGGTTTTGCAAGAGCAAAACTACCTGATGAAATGCAAGCTGGCGCAAATCGAATTTAAGGCGTATGTCAGCAAGAGCAAGCTTTCGAGCTTCACGCAAAAACGTTTGTTGGAGCTGCGGGAAATAGGTTTGTCGGCCGCGGAGATGGCGCGCGTGTTTAAGGTTGGTCGGGCGACCGTCAACCGCTTTATCCGTTTGCAGCGCCATGCCAACGGCGACTTTCGGAATTTGAAGCCGGAGCAACTCCAAGCCGTGGAGCAAAAATCGCTGATCGAATCGGCGCGCCAACTGGTGAATAAAACCAAAACCGAATAGCCGCGCCGGCTGATCAATAAAAATCTCCTGTGGTTGCCGGTCCGCACGGAAGGCGGGCCGGCGCCGCAGGGTTTAAAAAATATCCATGACCATCGCCATCAAAAAAGCCAAGCTCACCATCGTCGCCGAGGGCTGCCTCGATTGCGGCACGCATTACAGCTTTGCTTGGATCACGGTCAAAGCCGTCGCCGTGCAAGTCGAAGGCCGCACCTTCTCGCTGGATATTTGCCGCTGCGGCGATTGCCAGAAAAAACTTAACCAGGCCACGCCATGAAAATCATTGAGTCAACGCCGGTCGTTCGCCAAGAACTCAACCGCTATATTTTTCAAATAAAAACAATCAGCGGTGAATATCTGCTCGGCTTTGGCGCGTCGCCGGCCGCGTGTCGCGAAGCCTGCAAACAAATCCCGCTGCTCTATTTTATTTGTGAACCGCTGACATCAAAGTTACTGGAGTCAATGCACAATGTTTAACCCGCCTCGATACGTCCGCTGGTTTGATCTCTACGCCGATCTTTACCGCCAAGTTTTTGGCGCAGAGGTTAGCCAAGAAAAAATCATCGCCGATTTAACCAATCGCGGCGAAATCTTGCAGCTTGCCATCGAACGCGAGTGCATCGAAAGCCAACGGCGATTGACCTTAGACCCACTTTAACCGGAGACCAACCATGTCGAACACCAAATTTGAATTTCATGTGGAACTCACGCCGCTCCAAATGAAAAAGATCATGCCGGCGTTTAAGCTGGCCCACGAGAATGCGAAGCAAGGCAAGATGGGCATCGTGTTCTGCCAGATCGTCGGCCCGCAAGATGTCGATTATGGCACCCATGCCAGCGAAATTTATCTCAAAGGCGATTTCATCGAACCGAAATACGCCGAACAAATTCATATCACCTTACAACGCCGCAAGGCCGAGCAAGAATCTAATAACCCTCACCAATAATCGTTTGGTGAGCCAGTCGAACCAAAGGAGACCAACCATGAAGGAAAAAAAATATCGTGATCTCGCCCAGGCGCTCGAAGTCGGATTGAATCTGCGCTACGGCGGGCAGTTTCGCGTTGAAGTCAAAAACTTCAAACAAGAACATGAGACCAATCCGTTTTGCGCCATCAATACCGCCCAATTGGTCATTTACACCCGATACGGCTCGCTGATCAGCAACGGCCCGCAACAAGATTTGTTTGCGAACAACGGCCATGCGGAACCGGCGGCCGTCAATGCCAATGACGTGCACCAGCACGAACCTTGGGAGGCTGAGTATGTCGAAGCTCCGAAGGAGGCTGAGCATGTCGAAGCCCACTAAAAAAGATTTTCGCTCGCGCGCGATCAAAGCCGTCAGCGGCGAACTGCGCGAGCAGCGGTTGAATCCGGCTAATTTTGATGGACATTATGCCCTCAGCCAATTGCACCGGATTTGCAAAGCCGAGCCGACGCTGGATGTTGCCGCCTGGTACAAAGAACTCCATAAGAACGGTGAAGTGAACGCCTCACAGCGCTCGCTCTTCATCCGCGAATGGAACAAGTATCACCAGCGCGGCGGTCGCCGCTTTCACTGATCACTGCTTACTGAAAACTGTTTACTGAACTACGGCCAGGGATTCGGCTGTCAACAACATGGGAGCTTGCCATGCTGAAAAAATTCTGGCCGTCGTTGTTAGCGCTTGCCTTGCTGCTCATTTATATCGCTTGGCTCGGCGCGCAAATCAACCGCCTTTATGATGCGCCGGTCGCGCCGTCGCCCGGCGAGCCTGTCGAGCCGGAAATTGATCTTGGTGAAACCTCCATCCCAGCGGGGAAATTATGATTCTCAAAGCTTATCACATTTTGCTCGATTGTTATTTTGATCTGCGCAGCGTCGCGATCCACAGCGACGACATTCCCGACGCCGATCAATATGACGACACCAACGCCGCCACCGATCCCAATAACCCGATTTGGCAAGGAAGCGAAATCATCACGAACCCGCGTGGCGCTGATCCACGGATGCCGGACGCCAACGAGGTAACGCAAGATTAAGATGGAAAAATTTATTGACTGGACTTATCCGCTTTCGCTGGCGCTCGTGCTCGCCGTGTGCTGGTATTATTGGCGAAAACTCACCCGCAATTTCACGGTGATTATCAGCCGCGATCTGAGCAACGATGAAGCGCAAGCGATTAACCGTTTTATTCAAAGAGACAACCATGAAAATCGTAACACTGGAAATCAGACTGCCGCTGGTCGAAATTCTTAATCCCGTTGACGCGCGGGTTGAAAACGTGTTGAAGCGCGCCGGCTGCACCCTCGGCCAAATCACCGCCTTCGGCGAAGTGATCGGCGTTTCGGCGCGCCAGCGCCTGGTGCTGCGCGATGACACCGATTGCTTTGTGGAGATGGAAGTATGAAGTACAACAAGACATATTTTTATTTCAACTTCAATCGCATGGATCGCCGGAACCCTTTTCTCAATCTCGCGGCGTTTGGCCGGTTGGATCGCCAGGAAGGCGATCCGATTACGGCTGATTATATGGAATTGCTGCGCGCCCATTGTGATTTTATCAGGGCCAGGGCCAAACGCCGTGAGCAGAAAAAAACGATTGCGCCAAAAAGGCTTCACCCTTTTCGACGGAAAGCTTATGCAAGTCGTGCGCTTGACTAAAGTGGCTGAACTGGAAAACATTTCGCTGCCCACGGCCCACGCCCGCTATAAGCACATTTTGGTTTATGTCGCCGGCGCTGGCCGTGGCGGTAAAATCGCTGTGGTAACTTTGGAAAATTTATCTCCAGCGTTATCGACCGCTGCTGAAGAATTTTCCGACGCGACCATTAAATCGACCGCCGCAATCACTGCGGTCGATTTCGCCCAACAAGATTTCATCCAACAGAGCAAGCACTGGTACGGCACCGCCGAAAAATTGGCCGGTTATTTGGATTGCGCCGCCAATGCCGTGCACGCGCGGGCGGGCCGCGAGAATTGGGATTTCATCATCGTCGCCGGCGCGAGAAAGTATTACAACATTTCATCGCTGCCGTTCGAGGCGCAAATAAAATTTCGCTACGAGTTGCAAGCCCAGATCGAAGCCAGGCAAGCCAGCGCCAACGCCGGTTTGTATCAACTCGCTTCGGAATCCATGCGCCGCCGCGCCGACCGGCGTTTGCAAATCGTCAAAGACTGGCAAACGTTTCGCCGGCAGGCCGGACATGGCAACACGCTCAAGCTCGATCAAGATTTTATCGTCGTGTGGAATCTGCAACATGACGATAAAATCAGCCGTCCCAGCCTGCACCGCTGGTATCAAGGTTTTTGCTTGGACGGCCTCGACGGGCTGATCGACAAATACGACCGCAAAGCCCATCGCCAGGCCGAGTTTGATCCCAAAGCCAAAGCATATTTGGAATCGCTCTATCTCGATCAAGTCAAACGTGATATGTATTCTTGCTATCAAAATTTAGTGGCGGTTGCCAAAACTGAAAACTGGCTCATCCCCAGCTACGGCACGTGCGCCCGCCATCTGAAAAAAATCTCCCGGCAAGTCGTGACGTTTCTGCGGGAAGGCAAAAAAGCTTTTGAAGATAAAGCCTTCCCCAGCATTCTGCGCGATGAAGATTCGATTCAAGTCGGCGAAATTTACGTGGCTGATGATCGCCTCGCCGATATAAGTTTTGGCGAAGGCAAAGCCGGTGATCGCATTTGGACGACGGCCGTCATGGACATGCGCTCCAAAAAAATTCTGGCGATCATTTGCGCCGGCAGCAACGATGCGCAGAATGTGCTCGATGCGTTTTACACCGCGTTCATGGAGCATATTCCGCACGCGGTTTATCTCGATAACGGCTCCAATTACAAAGAAGTCGGGAAGAATAATCAGGAAGAGGGTTTGCCGAAAAACTTGCAAGCGCCCTTGCTCACGTTGCTCGGCAAAGAAAATATTCATTGGGCTTTGCCGGGCAATGCGCGCACCAAGCCGATTGAGCGGCAGTTTCTCAACATGGCGATCATGCACGATAAAAACCTGCCGGGTTACACTGGCATGAATGTTTTGAACCGGCCGGAAAAATGGTACTTTGAACGCGAGAACGGCGAATTTCTTTCCGTGGGGATCGTGGTTCAATTTATCAAACATTATTTTTTTAACATTCACAACAATCGTTCGATCAAAGGCGGTTTGTCGCCAAATCAAATGTGGGCCGACCATTTCAGCCGCCAATCGTTCAAGCGCGCGCTGCCGGATTTTCTGCGGCATCATTTGTTGCGCACCCATCCCAAGCTGATCAAGCTCCGCACCAACGGTGTACAATTTGGCAAGGATATGAAAAAACGCGCTTGCTACTATTGGGATAAATCGCTGCAAACGCTGGCCGGCAACGTCAAGGAAGTTTGGGTGAAATACAATGCCGGCGAGCCGCACCACATTTGGATTTACCGGCCGGATGGAACGGCCATTTGCGAAGTGCCGATTCACCAATTTTCTGGCGTGCCGATTCTGCGCGGCGGCGATAAAGTCCGACAGTATCACGCCGCCAAGCGCAAGGCCATCAAAGAAATGCAGGCCTATAAAGCACGCCTGCAAGATATTCACCAATTGAATCTCACCGATCCGGCCTTCTTAATGCAACGCGGCGACGTGCGGCCGGAACCGGAAATCAACGTCGATAAAAGCACCGGCGAAATTATTGAGCACGTGACCCCGCACGATCTGAAGATGATCTTGCCGGTGCCGGCCAAACGATTGCAAGAAGAAAGCGCCCGCCGCGGCAAGCTGCTGAAAAAATTTGAAATGGATTTTGCTAACCTTCCCGCGCCGGCGACGCGCCTTGCCGTCGAGGACGCCTGGGATAAATTGGACGCCATTTTACCATCGTGAAAGGAAGCTGATGGAACAAACTCGCGACATCAAAATTGACCCGCAGATCGTTGCCAAGCTGGAAACGCTCTGCGCCGAACGCGATCTGGAAAACAACGACGCGAACTTTAATTTCTTGTTGAATTATTTAATCCGCGTCGCCATGCTCCAGATCGAAGATATTTCTTTTTTTGTAACGCCTAATTCACGGCCCGCACACCGGCCGAGTTAAGACTCACACACAACATTGTCCAAGATCACACCATGAACTGCAACAGGAGGCAAAAAGGTTATGTACGTGTACATCGAACCACTCAACCAGCTGCTCGAAACGCGCAGCAAAAACGCGCTGGCGAAAGCCATCGGCATCAATCACGGCGTCTTGATGATGTATCTCAAGAGCGATTACAACGGCAACGTGGAGCGGATCAACGAGAAGATCAAAGCCTATCTCGAACGCGAGGCCAATCGCGGCGACAACTGGACGGATCAAATCGTCCCGACCAGCACGATGCGAAAAATAATCCAGGCTATCGGCATGATTCACATGATGCGAAAAATGGGCGTCGTTTACGGCCCGGCCGGATTGGGCAAAACCGAGAGCGCCAAAGCCTACCTCAACAAAAACCCCGGCAGCTTTCACCTCACCGCATTACCGGATTCCAAGTCGGTCGCCGGCGTCATCACGCTGATTCATTTCGCCATGTTCAAAGAGGAGCAACGTTATTCTCCACGCACGGCGCGTCGCATGGTGGTGGATCGGCTGAAGGGATCAGATGCAATGATCATCATAGACGACGCCCACAAGTTGACCAACGAAGCCCTCGAGGAAGTGCGCGCGATTCACGATGCAAGTGGATGCGCCTTTACCTTGATCGGCACGGAAGAAATTATGAATCGGTTGATTGATCCCCGCGCCGGCCGCATACTCGCGCAGATGAGCAGCCGCTTGCCGGTGCGCCGGGTGCTTCCGTTGCAACCTTCCCTCGCTGATTTGAAATTGGTTTGTGAAGCTTATGGCGTCAATGATAAAGAAGTCATCAAGCGCCTCTCCGAAAAAAGTAAACGCGGCGGCTTGCGTCTGGCCGTGCATCAAATCAAAATCGCCCGTTATATCGCCAAAGGGCAGCATGTCAGCCTCGAGCATTTAATGGGCGCGGAAGTTGCCAGCGGTGATTATGTGACGACTGCCGAGGAAAACAACAACGAAAGCGCGGAATAAAGGAGAGGCCATGATGAACGCTAACAAATACGCTTTGATCCATGTCGCCAAAGCCCAACTGCATCTCAGCGATGATGAATACCGCTCGATTCTCTATTCCGTTTGCGGCGTCTCCAGTGCCAAAGAAATCCGCGCCGACGCGGATTTCAAGGCCCTGCTCACCGCGTTCGAGAAGCTGGGCTTCAAACAAAAAGCCACGATCACGAGCCAATTGAATTTTCAACAGGCGACGGTCAAACAATTTGAACTGATCGCCGCGCTCTGGAAAAAATACACCCGCTTTCCGGAGCAATGGGAAGAGACGCTCAACAGTTTTATTACACGCCGCTTTGGTGTCAATGATTACCGCAAACTCAACCGCCTGCAATGTGGCAAAGTGATCGAAACTTTAAAGGAAATGCTCATGCGCGCTGCTCTTGTTGAAGTCGCGGAATATCTTTGCGGGCCTAATCCGGCGTTGGTGGAAAACCAACTCTTCACGCTTTATAGTAAAATCGCCAAGGAAATCCCGCCGCAAAACTTGGCTGGGATTCTCGCCGTGCTCTGCTATCAAGACGAGAATTTTGAAAAGGGAATTTATCACGCCAATCAAATGCTTCAAGCTAAAGCTGTACTGCAAACACAAACGAAGGAGTCTAACGATGAAAAAATTGACTAACCCGCAAGCCGCGCCGCTGTTGAATTTGGTCGAGGTCGATGCCGCGCTCGGCAAAATTTTCGGGTTGAAAAATTCGATTGATGCGGTTGATGCTGCGACGACGCAGGCGATCAACAAAATCAAAGACGAAGCCCAAAATCAAATGCTGTCTTGGGCCGGTGAAATTCTGAGCTTGGAAATCGCGATTACGAATTTTGTGGAAGCGAACCGCGCCCAGCTTTTCGATAAAACCAAATCGCTCAAGCTGAATCTCGGGGTCATTGGTTATCGGTTTAGCAGCCATCTTGAAATCAAAGAACCGATGACCACCATTGAGAAAATCCGCAAGTTTTTCAGCCGGCGCGCCAAAGCTGCGATTATCGTCAAGGAAAAGCCGAACAAAAATTTTCTGGAAAACTGGACGGATGCCGAGCTTAAAAAGGTCGGGTGCAAGCGTGTCTCCGGCGATGAATTTTATTATGAGCCGGTCGAAGCGGGCATGAGCACGGCCTCGGCTTAATGTTTTTGACGGGCGCACAATTGGAGACTTCAACATGAAATGCCCAAAATGTCGCAACAAAAGTTTCGTTCCAAATCGCGATGTCAAGAAACCGATTCAAAATATGGGTGATAAACAATACTTCGAAACGTTTATCACCCGGCGCTATATCTGCGTGCAGTGCGGCCATCATTTCATCACAAAAGAAGAATGGTATCGCGACGTGGAAGTATCACGCCAGCGCAATCTTTTAGAGACCTCGGAAAATGGCAATTGATAAACAACGCTTGCAAGAGTTTCGCCGCGACCTCGCCGCGTTGCAAGCGCAACTTTCTTTTGATGAACATTACCGCGTCATCCGCGCCAAAACGCTGGATGCGCTAAGTCGCGGCCTGTTTAAAGATTTGAACCAAGCCCAGATGCAGCGGTTCATCGAGCGAAATTTCAAGCCGGAACATGCGAAGTTCATCAAAAAAATATTCAACACGTTTAACGACGTTTTAAGCGTGCTGAATGAGCTGTATAAAGACCTCGGCGTTGATGTCGAACGAAATTTTAACACGCTCCGCGCCATCGAGTCGGTGAATCGCACCCGGCTTGGTGATTACGAAGATAACGCCGTCAAAGCCATCGCGCGCGTGATCCGTGTCGGCATCACGAAGAATGAAAACTTTCGTGAGATCACCCGCCGCTTGATCGGCACCGACGAGAAAGTGACGCTCTATGCCGACACCATTGCGCGCACGCAGGTCAAAGGTTATGCGCGCACTGCGAAGGCTGAAAAGGCGCGAATCGCCGAGGTGTTTCTGTACGAGTACGCCGGCATCTTGCGCCGCACGACGCGGCCATTTTGCCGGGCGCTGCTCGGCACTACGCATCACATCGACCGCATCAACCAAATGCGCAACGGCAATCTCAATCCGGTCTGGCAATACTGCGGCGGCTGGAACTGCTATCACGATTGGGAACCTGATCCCTTTGCCAAAAAACAAACCGAAGCCGAAGAGCAAATCTCCGGCAATATTATCATCTTCTCCCCGAAAAACTTCGGCGAGATCGAACGCGATTACAAAAAAATCTTAAGGGAAGTGCAGGCGAAAAATGGGAAGTAG